TTATTGGAGTTGAAGCCATTCTACCGGGAGTTGAAAAAGCCGCAGTACCGGAAGCGGAAGGCGCGGCCGGAAAGGCGTAAAGACGGGACGTTTGGGAAAAACGTGCAACGGATGGGGCCGTTGACGATGGCAGCGCGGGCGTATGGGTTGGAACAGGTCCTCGATATCCAGGCGCGGGCGGGGGTTGACCTGGTGAACGGGGAAGAGGAAGCGAGAATCCGCGAGATGTGGGTGTTGGATGTGTGGCCGGAGAAGTGGTCGAGTGATGATATCGACGCGGACGTGCCGATTGACGCGCTGGCGTTAGGGAACAACGGGCGGATCGTGCGCCAGGCGCTTTTAATCAGGTGATCTGGGAAGGAAACGGAGAGAAATGGTTGGCAAGCTCAAGTGGGGTGTAAAGGTGCGAACGGATATTGCGCCGTGGATTTCGTTCGGCATTCATCTTGATTTCAGGCATCTTCATTTGGACGTTCACGTTTTGTGGTGGGTGATCGTGATAGGCAATACGGTCGATCCGGTGTATTGTGGGTATTGTTATACCGAGCTGCCGGATGAGGATACGCTTTGTCCCAATTGTGATGACGGTATCGAATTTTCAAGGGAGGGGCTGATGGATAATGAGATGTTGGAATGTTGGGAACAGATGAGGGGTGCTATCCTGGAGTTCGGGCAGGCGTTGGTGGAGCGCGTGGGATTGATGATAGAGGCGATGACGCCAGCGGTCAATGCGATTTGGGAAGCGCGCCGGGATGCGTACCGGGCGGCGGGGATGCCTTATGGAGAGAGCGACGACGGGATGATGCGGTGGCTGCGAGAGGTGGGAGAGATCAACCGGCTACAGATGGAGGCGGAGCGGATGGCGGAACATCACCGGATGATGGCGGATTTTCGGCGGATGGTGGAGGATAGGTGATGAACGAGGAATACTGGTATGATGACGAAGAGTGTCCATCGTGCGGGCATTGTCCTACGCGGGGGCGGTATTGTGACGTGGTAGGATGCGACGATGGATGGATCGATTTGCACGAGTATGATGATCCGATCAATTTCGCTCCCGGCGAGGAGGAACGGTGCGGGGAGTGCAACGGGACGGGGATCGTGCGGTGGTGTCCGGAGTGTGGATGCCGGTTGTGAATTTGTTGACTTGGGGGCCGGATTGTAGTAAAATGGAGGTGAGCTGCGGACTCAACGGGGAGGGCTTTTCTTTTGCCTGCTCGCCCCACAATCGAATATTGTGGTCACTGACCCGCATCGGCGTCGAAGCCTTCTGCCGTGAGTTCGCAGCTCCCAGCAGGTGAAAGTGCCGATGCGGGTTAGTGCGTCATACGGATGAAAGGAGCTGCGAAATGCAAGTGAAAAAGGTGGACGTGTATCGCGTGGAGATAGAATTCTCGGCGAGCGATTGCGTGCTGTTGGCCGAGGCGTGCCATATCGCGATGGACCGGTTGGGAAGCAGGCGGGAGCGGGAGGGGGATTACGCGCACGTGACGACGATGGCGGTTGCGTTCAAGGCAGCCGCCATCGGTGCGTATGCGATGTGGATGATGCGGGGTTGTGATTTGCGCGCCCTTGATGAGTGTTTGGTGGAGGTGGGGTTGATGAACTAGGCGCGGCGCAATAGGAATTGCGGGCGCGATTTGGAAATCGCGGCTACTCGGTTTTTTCGCCCAGTAGCGCCGGGGGTGTGGGGCCTCCCGGCGTTGTTTTTGATTCCTCGACTCCCTTCGGTCGCTCGGAATGACGGGTATAGAGAGGATAACGGTGATTATGCGCCCTCGGTTTTGCTTGGGAAAAAGCCTGGTTTTCTTTGGAAACCGGAGACCTCCGGGATTGACAGTTAGTGCAAATTTTGGTATAGTAATGGCGTGATGGGGGCGGGAGCGGAGAAGGTTATGGCAATTCTGGTCAAGGATGGGTCAACGGAATATCCGCTGAATGGATTGGCTGCGGCGATCGTGCGGGCGGTGGTGAGGAGCGCCAACCAGTTGAACGGGTACGAGCGCCAACGAGTGAAGGTGGAGTTCAACCGCGCGGGCCCACAGGTCTCGATGAAAACTATTGCATACGACGACGAGGTGAAGGTGAGGATCGAGTAACCTCGTTTTTTTTCGTTTGACAGGTAAATAGGCCCTGCGGGGCCACGGTGTTAGCGATACAAAGCGCGCCGATTTTCCCAGTGATGGGGAGGTCGGCGCGCTTTTTTGTTTGAGTTGCGAATAGCGAGGAGGAGTGAGATGAAACGGTTATTGATTTTTGTCGTGTTGGTGATCGTGTTGGCAGGTTGCGATGTGGAATCAACGTATCCACCTCCTACGCCTACGGAAATGGTTTCTCCTGTTCCGACTCCACCTGTATCTCCATTGCCAACGCCGGAGGCTGCGGCGTTTGATGTCGAATATAAAAATTTTGTAAAGGAGGACAATCAAATGAGTTTGCTAGAGGTTTTGGGAGCGATTGCGGCGGGGGGTGCTGTTCTAGGCAGCGTGATTTCGTTTTTGTTCGAGCGATTCAAATGGTTTCAGAAGCTGAGCGCTGATGCGCGATTCTGGGTGGTCGGTGCAATTTCGATCGGGTTGCCAGTGATTGCCACGGCTTTGATTTTATATGTGCCGGCGGATGTTTGGGTGGCCTTGGAGCCATTCTGGAAGGCTATTTTCGCCGGTGGAACAGCGTGGTTGGGAAGCCAGCTTGTACATCGGGTTTTAAAATAGTCGATTTGTTTGCAGTTGGGCGGCTGCGTGATATTGCGCTATGCTTGACTGGATGCCTACTGTAATCGTCGCGTTGGTCGCGGCGCTGCCGGGGTTGTACGCGGCGTGGCAGCAGCGGAAAAAGCTGGATGCCGAGGCGACGGCGCAGATCGCACAGACGGCCATCGGGTTGTTGGACGATCTCCGAGAGGATAATTTGCGCTTGAGAGAGGAAAGGCGGAATTGGCAGATCGAACAGCAAACTATGCACGAAACATTGATGACGTACATCGCAAAAATACGGATGTTGGAGGCCGAGCGGGCTATCGGGTGGGCGGTGGCCGGACGGGATGTGAATGGCGATGACTAGGATGCTGAACGACGTGGCGTTGCTGGTCGGCGAGATCAGGGGCACAGCGGAACGGGTGATCGAGATTTGTGACCAGGCGTTGGAGCGTATTGCAGGAGGTCTGGAGATGCCGATGACGTTATATTCGCAGCGGGACCCGCGCTGGCGTGACCAGGTGTACGCAGGGAGAATGTCGTTCGGGCAGGCGGGGTGTTACGTGACGTGCGTGGCGATGATCGCCAGCTTGACGGGGAGCGACGATAACCCGCCAGTGGTGGCGATCAAGTTGCGCGAGGCAGGATGTTTCTCGGGCACGTATCTCTCGCATCCGGAGCGGATTCCACAAGCATATCTAGGATTGCAGTGGGATGGGCTATTGGATTGGCGCAATCAGGCAGCGGATTTGATGCGGCTGCAGGTCGAGCTGGCGCAGGGGCCAGTGATCATTGAGGTGGAATTTTCACCAGGAGGCGCGGCTCCACCGAACGACCAACATTTTGTGGTTGCGGAATCGTTCACAAATGATGGAAAGGACCTGTACATTGTGGATCCGTGGGATGGGGCGCGGACCAGATTGATGGAGCGATATGCGTTGGATAGTTGGGACCTGGCACGGGCTATCTATGGCGCTCGTCTATTGCGCGTGGGGGAGGACTCGTGAAAGTTCGACGCACGCGGGATGATAAACGAACGATCTGGTACGTGTGGGCGGACCGGCTAGAGGAGCAGACGGCGATCCGGGTAGGACTGTTGGAGGATCATTCTCCAAATGCGCGCTTAAAGTTCGTGTTGGGGTGGGGATTGCCATCGTTAGAGGCAGCGAGAAATGCGATAGAACAATTGCAACCAACAGTGGATGACGTGGTGGCAATGATTGAGGCGGAAGAGGTCATACAATCGGCCCAGGCAGTGTTGGGACGGCTGTTTTTGTGTGAGGCGCGGGTGAGTGCGCACAATGGCGAGTTGTGCGCGTTGTTGCGAGAGTTTCGGGCGATGCCATTGACATTGAGCGAACCCAAGGCAGCTGCGATGTTATTGGAATTGGAACAATGGGCTGTCAAAGGGCGGGTATTATACCAGCATTTGTTGGATACAGTGCAGGCAGCGTGTATGTTGTGTAGCCTGACTCCGCGCGATTGTGAAGCAGTTTCGCATAGTGATGAGAGTTAGATCAGCGGCATCCAAATCCAAGAAGCGCGTGAAAAAATGAGGGTAGTGTGAGGGTATGCGACCGGCAGTTCGATGGACGAGTGACGATTTGAGCCAGATATTGGCGGAATTGACTCCACAGCAGGCACGGGGTGTGGTGCGAATCGTGCAAGCTGAGCTAGAAGGACGGTCATTATCCTCGTTACTGGACTGCCCAGACCAGATTTGTACTTCGACAACATATTACGGCTCCGGGAAACGCAAGGGATGGAAGGACAAGTCGTTATTTCAGGCAGCACTCAAGCTGGCGCGGCGGGATTACCGGGAATGGCTGCTACACGAGAGCACGGGCGAGGCATTGATGCTGCTGGCGCGGACAGCACCGGAGGCGGTGCGGGCGCTGCGGCAGCAGATTGTGGGGGACCAACCGGCGATTGCGGCGTTGGAGGTGGCGCTGCAGGCGAGCGAGCCGGGCTTGCGGGCGAACGCAGCCAAGCGGCTGGGACAGACGGGATTGTCTGTGGTGGTACCAGCGTTGGCGGCGGCATTGGCCCGGGAGAAGGACGAAGCGGTCAAGGAGGCGCTGGTCGAGGCGCTGGGGATGGTGGCCGGGGCGAGGGACAGCGACCGGAGGACGGCATCGTTTGGGGTGCTGGACCGGGCCGGAACGGAGACGGCGAGCAAGCAAGCGGTGGCTATCGGCGAGATGGCCCAATTGGGCGAGGTGACGGATGACGAGCGTGATGCTATCGAACGGGCGCTCTGCGAAGAGGTCCGTTCCGGTGATGGACAAGGTACTGGCGGCAGCCAGGCAACATAGCGCGATCTTTGCCCGGGTATGGCGGAGGGATATCGTTCCCCGCCCGCACCAGTACGATATGGCCCGGCGGGTGGACGATGATTCGATCTTGCTGCAGGCGGATTTCTGGCCCAGGGATCACGGCAAATCCGAGATTTTTTGTATCGCGTACCCGCTGCGGCGGGTGTGCGAGAACCCGAACATCCGAATATTGATCGTACAAAAGACGGCGACGGATGCGGCCAAGACGCTTCAGGTAATCAAAGAGGAGCTGGAGCGGAACACGGCATTAAAGATGTATTACGCGCCTCACTGGCAGCGGACGGTTGGGCAGCAGGATATCAGCAACGCGACAGGCAAGGTACAGCGAGCGGGACGACGAGAGGGGGCCTGGCAGCAGCAGCGGATTTACGTCAAGCGGGCGCTGCGCAGTAGAGACCCGACGATCGAAGCGGTAGGGGTCGGGGGAGCGATCACTGGCGGGCACTTTGACGTTATCATCCTGGACGACGTGGAGGAGGATGAGAACACACGGACAGCAAAGCGGCTCAAGTGGTTATTGCAATGGTTCAACGGGACGATTATGCAACTCCGAGAGCCACATACAAAAGTGGTGATCGTGGGGACGCTCAAGACAGCGGGGAAGGACATTTACAACGCGGTACGCGAGAATCCGGTGTGGTCGTGCAAGGTGGTCCCGGCGATTTTGAGTCACGAGCTGGACGACATCGAATACGATCCGGTGTACGACGACGAGCACCGATTGGTGGACGTGGAAGTGAGAACACCGGACGTAGAGACTTTGTGGCCGGGAAAGTGGTCGATCAAGGCATTGTTGTTCGATATGCTGGCCAGCCCGGTACGCTCGATCTGGATCCGGGAAAAGTTGAACGACCTGCGGGCGCTAGAGGGCAAGATTTTCAAGCGGAGCTGGTTCCGGTATTACGAGGATCTGCCGCTCGAGTTCGAGGAGATCATCCAGATATGGGACACGGCCTGGGAGGAAGACGAGAGCGCCGATTGGAGCGTCTGCGGGACGCTGGGATTGTACCGGGGCCAGGCGTATCTCCTGGACGTGTTCCGGGAGCGGTTGGAGACGCCGGAGCTGCTGGAGGCGATGAAGACGCAGCACAAGCGGTGGAAGCCGCGGGTGGTGTTGATCGAGTACAAGAGCAGCGGGAAAGGCGCGCTGCAGGTGTTGAAACGGGAGACGGGGCTGCCGGTGGTCAAGGTGTCGCCGATGGGCAAGGACAAGGTGGCTCGGGCCAGGCTGGCGACGCCGTATTACGAGAGCGGTCGGGTGCTGCACCCAGCAAACGCCCCGTGGTTGGACGTTTTTGAGGACGAGCTGGTGTTGTTCCCGGAGGCAGAGAACGACGACCAGGTGGATATGATCTCTTACGGGCTGCTGCGGTTGTTCCTTGGAGACGATGCCGGGGAAAAGACGGAGACGGCGGCGGCGCAGGTGACGGAGAGTCCATTTGGGTGAGTATTTCGGGAAATGGTATTTCCTGGGAAATGTGGTTTGGCAGATTTCGGAAGTTTCAGAAAACTTCCGAAATCTAACGCCCTTCTGAGGGGGCATAATGTACGTTATGGGCCCTGGGTATGGCAGGGAATGAATGGAATATGGCGGCGGGAAAGAGTGAACGGGAGGTTGATGTGAAAAAGAAAAGGAAACTCGGACGGGGAAAGCCGTTGGAGGAGCTGACGAAAGGCTCGCACGATTATTTGATCTCGCAGGTGCGGGCAGCGTTCCGGGCGCAATTCCCGCGCGATCTCGAGTCGGAGCCGTACCGGTATGTGGAGGAGGTGTTCGACGGGTACGTGATCGTGCAGAGCGGGGAGCTGGCCCCAGACGAGTATTATTACGTGACGTACGAGACGAGTGACGAGGGGTACACGTTTGCCGACCGGGACGAGTGGGAGGTGGTGGAGCTAACGTATCAACCTCGTGTTATGGAAGAATCGGCAAAGAAACGATTCGATGAGATTATTTTGGAAGGCGGGGTGATCCTGGAAGAAGCGGTCGAAGGGAAACCCCGCTATGTGACCGGATATGGCATAACGGCTGACGTGGTCAATGCCAATGGCAGAGTATATCCCGCATCTATTTTGCGTGCAGCGGTTGATGAGGCACGGGACCATCTGCACGAGAGTTTCGGGCAAGGGCGCATTGGCATTATCCCCATCGTTGGCGAGGCAGAGCATCCATCGGACAAGGGACAACGACCTCAATTCCTCGAAACTATCGTCAAGTGGGAAACGATTGAATTCGACGAATCCACTAGTCGCGTGCACATTCGAGGGCAAATGATCGAGACATCGAAGGGCAAGGATGCAATCACGATTATGGATAGTGGTATCCTGCCAGCAATCAGTCAGCGTGCTTATGGCAAATCCAAGTTTAAGAAAATTGAAGGCCAAATGGTCGAGGAGGTGACCGAATTGACGATCACCGGATACGATCTGTTGGCACCAGGCGAGCAGAGTGACCCAAATGGATTCATCACTCTGTTCGAGAACAAACAGGAGGTAAAGAAAATGGATCCACAGGAAATTTTGGAAGCTCTACAGGAGAGCGGCTTTTTCGACGAGCTGACGGCGACGGTGCGGAAGCAAGTCGATGAGGCGATGCAGGGCAGGGATGCCCAGCAAAAAGAAAAGGCCCTGCGCGAGGCGTTGAGCATCGGGCCGGAGGACGACATCACAGAAGCGGTGCTGGCGGTGGTCAAGGCACGGAAGCAGCCGGACGGCAAGTTGGAAAAGCGGCTGCGCGTGAGCCTGAACCTGAGCGATACCGACAACCTGGAAGAGAGTTTGCAGGCGCGGCTCGACCGGCTGAAGGCGCTGGAGGAAGCGGAACAGGAGCGGAAGACCGCGGCCTACATCGAGGAGCAGATAAAGACTATCCAGTACCCGGAGTGGTTGCGAAGCCAGTTCCAGGAGGCGGTGCTGGCGGCGAAGCCGAAGAGCGAGGAAGAGGCCAAACAGGTGCTGGTCGAGAAGCGCAAGGAGTACGACGGCATTATGGCCCAGATCGAGCTGGCCAGCCGGGGGTACCCAGGCTTGCGGGCGCTCGGCCCGGTGCTGGAGCGGGAAACCGGGACACCGGAGTTTGCACGCGGTGCCCATATGTTGACTGAATCTATGGTCAAGGCCGGGAAGGCCCCCGTGAGGACGTGGAACCGTCCGCCAGAGGAGATGAGCATCAACGAGCGATTCTGCGCGATGCTGCTGGAAAAGTTTGACGAAAAATTCCAGCGGTACTTGATCCAGGAGTCGCAGGCCATCGAGGAAGCGGAGCAGACGAGCGACCTGAACCTGCCGTACAGCGTGGCGCGGGCGGTGATCGCGGAGGCGGTACCCCGACTCGTCGCGGTGTCCATTTTCGACGTCGGCGTGACGGACCAGGCACCAACGCGGATCTATTATGAGGTCTACAGCGGTGAAACCGGGGCAGCGGTCTCGGTGACGGACGAATCGGTGACGATCACGGCGCTGGATACGTTCTACGAGCTGGACTACAAGCGGGTGCAGCCGGGCACCGTGACCGTGACGGACAGCGGCGGCGGGACGACCTACGTCGAGGGAACCGATTACGTGATCGATTACGCCAATGGCGAGATCAAGGCCCTCACGGGTGGGAGCATCTCGGCCAGCGACAGCGTGCTGGTGGATTACACCTACGACGCGGTACGCAAGGGCGAGATGGAAGCCATCGAGCGGGCCAAGCTGACGTTGACCTACAAGACGCTGGAGATCGCTGCCGACCGGCTGGCGACGGAGATCAGCACTGAGGCAGTGGTGTTCGCGCGGTCGCAGATCGGGTGGGACGCCACCGGGCGAACGCTGGTCGGGCTGGTGCGCAAGATCCAGGAGCTGATCGACAAGGGTTTGCTGTATATGGGCCTGACGGCGGCGCTGAGCGTGGCGAACAACAGCGGCGGCGAATGGAGCGCTACACCGAGCGGTGTCGACACGTACCAGGACAACCTCGACATCCTCTTCCGGTACATCGGCGTGGCAAAGGTAAAGGTGGCGAACCGGTACTATGAGCCGACGTTCATCCTGGCGAGCACGACGAACGGCGATCTGCTCAGCAACAGCGAGCAGTTCACGGCGGCCGGGGCGCGGCCCGACAGTGACCTAAACGCGGCCGGGTACGTGGGCCGGGTGAAGGGATTGCCGGTGTTCGAGAGCACGCAGTTCAGCGACAGCTACATCCTGGTCGGGAACCGGGAACTGGTGATGCACCGCGTCTTCCAGGCGATGGTGCTCAAGGGGCCGTATCCCAGCTATAGCAGCAACAAGCTGGTCGCATCGGAGCAATACTATGCCGAGGAGTTTAACGGCACGGACGCGCCGGTGCCAGAAAAGTCGAGTTACGTCAAGCTGACGTCGTAATCGAAGTCTACAGGTTGGTTAAAAAATCGTGATCTGAAGGAGGATAAACGATGAACGTGAAACAGTTTTTCGAGCGAAGCAAGAGTCTCTTGGCCGTAGTTGGTTTGGTAGTGTTGATGTTGATGGGACTCGTCGTGGCCCTGGGAACAGGGAGCGTGCAGGCCATCGGCGGCGGCGATCCGGGCACCGGGTCGTCCACCAACTACCGGACGGTGACGTTCGCCAGCGGGTCGGCGGAGATCTCTGCCACCAAGTATTACAGTCCGAGTGGGTCCAC